GAGCTTAATAGGATTAAACGCTATTTGACAGAGGAATAAGATATGAGTAATTGGAGTGGACTAGAAGATTGGCAGAAGGCAGATATTGCCTGTGAACTGTTGAAAGACTTGGTAAAAGACGCAGAGGAATACCTAGCTAGGTATGGAGAATACCCAGATCACCTACCAAGCAAAGGTGTAAAATGTCTTAAGAAAGCTAGGGAAATCCTTCAAGTAAACTTTGGTTTTGGCTGCGGGATGGATTAAGATGGAAATTGGAAACGATTTAGAAGATGGTACTACAGAAGTTAGTTTAGACCTTAAGGAAGCCCTCTATTGTACTAAATTTGGCCTAGAGACTATCCTTCGTTGTCACATGGCTGGTATCTCAACTACAGACCTACCAGAAATGATTAGGTTGCGTGGAGAGTATCTATCACAAGAGCCTGACACTCGTGACCGAGGTAAGATGATGAAACCTAAAAAAGGTGCGCCAGCAGGGGGTTATGGTGGAAACAACAATAAGGATAACCGCCCAACGGGGCAGAAAGAGGAGTGAACGGAATGAGTTTTATTTACACGCCCCGCCGCAGAGGGTGGCACAATGTTTCGTCAAAGCGGGTCTCGGAAAAGGTTGACCCCAATCCCCGTTGGCGAGGGCATTTGCCCTTAGCCTTTATGCTCGAATGGAACCGATTTATTGCAGATCTAAAAGACCACAGGCCATCCTTGAAAGGCGGTGTAGAATGAGTGCAACGGCACTGGAATTGCGTGATGACATTGCCGTAGTCCTTGGGCGAAACGGAAAAACTAAGGGGAAAGTCCTTATCCATAACTTTAAGGCGGGACGAGAGTGGGATGCCGTGGCGCTAGAAATCAGTGACATTCCATCCGTCATTGCTGCTCTTACCAAACTGAAAGGTGGTGAGACAAGTGACCAGATATACTAACCCACGAGACCCACGCTTGTTATCTGATTGTGCCAAGATTCATAAAGATGCGGTGCCGTCAAAAGTTTGGTCACCAGAGGGGACTTATTTCACGACTACCTGTGCTACCCACGAAGAAATTGCAGGCTCACTTGTGGCGGACGGGATGCCTCAAGATGAATATTGGCCCCTAGTCGTTGCGGGGTATCGGGCGAGTGTTCGCAGTTATCAAAGGAGGATATTACATAGAATGGAGTGCGACTATAGGGCAACTTGGGTAAAGAGGTGGGTAGAAGATCATGGACTATAGTGAAATTGTAAGCCTATGTAAAAGTCTAGCTGGTAGGTATCGTAACCAGAACCACTATGATGATCTTGTTAGTGTTGGGGTCTTGTGTTGTTACGAGTTAAAGGAAGAAGGTTGTGAAGATAAGGATACCTACACAAGTTCAGTCAGACGTGCGATGAACGATTACATCAACATCAAAGTCAAGACAGTGAACACCCCTAGCACATGGGCCTCTAGGAGAGCCTCTAAGGCCGTTTCTAGTGGCTCTGACGTAGGTAGCTTGACTGGGGTAGCTAAAGGCACTTTCGTCTCTCTGATGGCCGCTATGGCTGATGTGACAGAGGGTCTAGGAGAAGACACAGCCTTTACCAAAGATCATGCTGCAACCTTTGAGGATCAAGAGTATCATAGTCATGTACTAGCTGTTGCAGAAAAGACACTAGGCACAACAGAAATGCTTATCATCAAAATGCGATACTTAGATGATATGACACAAGATATGGTCGCTGAGATCATGGGAACTAACCAGAGGTGGGTGTCTAGGCATGAAACCTCTGCCTTATCTAAGCTACGTCAAGCACTTCTGTAACAATTCGTGATGTCTAAGAAGTCAGAAAATGAACGTATAAGCAAGTACAGTACTTAAGTTTTAGTCTTAAGTTTTGATAACTAGAACTAGTAAATAAACTTAAGCTAAGACTTAAGTATATACTATAGGAGAAAACTTGTGGTAAATGTAACTCATCAACCTTGTCCGTATTGTGAATCTTCTGATGCCTTTAATTATGATAAGGACAAGAACGTATATAATTGTTTTAAGTGCAACAAAAAAGGAAGGTATTCAGATTTGGAAAATACTAATAAAGTAATTGCTTATGTTGACAATAATAGTAGTTACGTACCAAAGAATTTAGTTGATGGTAAGTATCTTCCCTTACGTGGTATTACACAAAAGACTATGGAAGAATTTAATGTGTTGACCTACGGGGATCAGCAAGAATATGTCTACCCTTCTGGTGGGAAAAAGGTTCGTACCTTATCTGAGAAGAAGTTCTTTGCTAAGGATGGTTTTAAAGGTGATGAGCTATTCGGTATGAATATGTTCACTGCTGGTTGTGCTAAGAAGGTTACGATTACAGAGGGTGAACTAGATGCACTGTCAGTGGCACAGATGCTCAAGAGTAGCTACATTAACCCTGTAGTGTCTCTGCCCTCTGCTAACCCCTCTAAGAAGCTCTGGGATAACTGCCACGATTGGTTGAATAGCTTCGATCAGATTGTGTTGTCTGTAGATAATGATGAAGCTGGTAATAGTGTTGCTGACAAGATTGCTAAGATGTTCCCCAACAAAGTCTATCGGGTAGATCATAGTAAGTACAAAGATGCTAATGAGTTTCTACAGAATGGTGCAGCAACAGAATTTAAAAGTGCTTGGTGGAACTGTAAGAAATACACACCTGAAAATGTGTTGAACACCACCGATCAGTTCTTGTCTTTGTATCGTGATACGCCAGAGCATCAATATGTTCCAACTGGTATCCAAGCCCTAGACGATAAGATCATGGGCCTGATGCAAGGACACTTCACAGTTATCAAAGCACCTACAGGCATTGGTAAGACGGAAGTTATGCGGTTTCTTGAATATAACATGCTCAAACGTGGTATCCCCATTGCAGCTTGGCACTTGGAAGAAACTAAACTACGTACCTTACTTGGTCTAGTGTCCTATGAGCTACAAGATAACTTGACCCGTAGGGATTTGATTGAGGAGAAGAAGGCAGAAGATTTGGTGGTGGAAGCCATTAAGCAACTGACTAAAGATGAATTGTTCTATCAGTTCTATCTTAGTGATGGTCAAGGGGCTGATGATCTAATCGACCAGATCAGGTTCTTTAGCCAAGCTGCTGGCTGTAAGTTTGTGTTCTTTGAGCCTATCCAAGATGTTGTCGCGGGCACATCAGAGGAAAGTAAAGAGCAGATGCTTGCTGATCTATCAGTTCGACTGTCTAAACTTGCTGCTGAATTGAATGTAGGTATCGTTACTATTGCCCACACTAATGACAATGGTGATCCTAAGTATTGCAAAATGATTGGACAACGAGCCTCAGTTATTATCGACTTGCAACGAGATAAGGAAGCCGACAGTCTAGAGGAACGCAATACAACGTACATCAAAGTAGAAAAGAACCGCCCTTGTTCAGAAGAAGGTAATGCTGGTATGCTACGCTTTAATACAGAGACGTTCACACTTCGAGAGGTATAACGTATGAGATACCATTGGTTATCAAAAAAGGTTCTTACTTCTTATAGCCTATGGGGTTCTATCTGTTATGTTGCTGCACAACTTTCTCTAGACTTATGCGACTGGAAACCAAAAGGCTCTAGGATGGTAAAACTCCCGTTTATTAAATATAGGATAAGGTGGTATTATAAATGACAGTGCCAAAGCATAAGTGGGTTTGGTGTGACGTATGTGATGATGATATTGTTATCTGTGGTAAGTGCGGTAATAACACTTGTAACGGGGGTAAGGGTACAGTTGATGGTGAAGATTGTGATGAGTGTGAATCAGCATACGAACTCTACTTCAAAGGTTCATCAAAGGAGAGTCAATGACAGTCTTTGATATTGAAACGAATGGCCTGCTAGATGTTCTAGATAAGATACACGTCTTGTCTTGGTCTACCGATGGGAAAGAAGTCCACCACACCCACGACTATGATGAAATGCGTAAGTTCTTCACTGAGACTGGGGTTTTAATCGGCCATAATATCATCAGGTTCGACATTCCAGCAGTGGAAAAGGTCTTGGGTATTAAGGTTAAGGCCCGTCTAATCGACACTCTAGCTTTGTCTTGGTATCTTAACCATGATCGTGTCAAGCATGGGCTAGAGGGTTATGGCATTGAGTATGGAGTGCCTAAACCTGTAGTTACTGATTGGAATAGCCTAACACCAGAAGACTATGCTCACCGCTGTAATGAGGACGTGAAAATCAACTCCCGTCTATGGCGTGACTTGGACATTAAACTAAATCGTCTCTACCCAGAGCAACAAGACAAAGATCGTTTGATTGACTACCTTACGTTCAAAATGGATTGTGCTAAGGAACAAGAGAGCCTGCGATGGAAATTAGATGTTCCTATGGCACAGAAGGCTTATGACGAGATTATGGTGTTGAAAGACGAAAAGGTAGTTCAACTAGCAGAGGCTATGCCTAAGCACATACTTACTCGTGTAGCAACACAGCCAAAGGTTATGTATAAGAAAGACGGGGGACTATCCTCTCACGGGGAAAAGTGGGTAGAACTGTGCAAAGAGTATAGGCAACCAATCACAACTCAATCTTTTGTTGTTAAGGTAGGGGAAGAACTTGGTAATCCAAACTCCTCGGATCAGGTTAAAGATTGGTTGCATGGCTTGGGTTGGGTTCCTCGGACATATAAGTTTGTACGTGACAAGAAGACAGGCGAAGAACGTCAGATCGAACAAGTAAGAGACGATGGGGAACTGTGTGAGAGTGTTAAAGAGTTGAATGAGGTAGACCCCGCTGTTGACTTGCTGGATGGCCTTACAGTGCTTACCCATAGGGCTGGGATACTTAAGTCTTTCCTAGAGTGTGTGTCACCAGATGGTTACCTAAAGGCTGAGATTGCAGGGCTAACTAATACTCTGCGCTTCAAACACTCTAAGCCCCTAGTGAACCTACCTAGTGTGGACAAACCTTATGGTGATGTTATTCGTGGTGTCCTTACTTGCCCAGATGGTTATGTGCTGGCGGGTGCTGATATGACTAGTCTAGAAGATACTACAAAGCGTCACTACATGAAACCTCTAGACCCTGACTATGTAGAGGAAATGTCACGGGAAGGCTTTGACCCTCACCTCGACCTTGCCAAGTTTGCTGGTGTTATCACTCAAGATGACATTGACAAGCATAACTCTGGGGAAAAGTCTCTCAAGGCACTGCGTAAGAACTACAAGGTTGTGAACTATAGCGCAACATATGGCATAGGAGCCGCTAAGCTGGCGCGTGGGACAGGTATGAGTGTTAAAGAGGCCAAGGCCCTGCTAGATGCTTTCTGGTCTAGGAACTGGTCTGTAGAGGCTGTAGCGAAGTCCCTACGTGTGCGTGAACTGTTCGGGTCTATGTGGTTGTATAATCCTGTGTCACACTTCTGGTATGCCTTGCGTAGTGATAAAGATAGGTTCTCTACCCTTAACCAAGGTACAGGTGTCTTCTGCTTTGACACTTGGGTTGCTCTGTGTCGTAAGAATGGTATCAAGACTATTGGGCAGTTTCATGATGAGATCATTGCTTTGGTAGAAGATGGTAAGCAAGATGAAGTAGCTGCTATCATGCACGGGGCTGCTGCTAAACTAAACGAGAAGGTAAAGCTGAATGTCCCGCTAGGATGTGATGCACAATTCGGTAAGACTTACGCAAGTATCCACTAGTGAGTCTTTTGTGCAACACTAAACAAGATAATGCGTTTTCCATGAGAAATACCTCTTGGTAAGCGTCTAAGAAGTCTAAAAATGAACGTATAGTTATATACAACCTTATGAATAAAGGATACCCGACAATGAGTAAATACACCATGGACATGGTTCTTGAGTATGCCAAAGTCTTCCCAGAGAATGCTGATATGGGGGATGCTAATGGTAACAAAACACAAAAGGCTATCCATGCAAAAGGTGGTCAATATATTGTAAATGCTTACTTTACCTCCGAAGAACAAATTCAGCAACTTCTCGCTGATGGTATGAACCCAAGCCCGATGAACTCAGATCGTGTCCTAGAGGGCAACAAAGAGTTTGGTATCGGTAAGTTCATTAAACTAAAGCGTGAAGTCAAAGACAATATCAAGACCTTCGAGAACAAGAAGCGTGGTGACGTGACTGTAAACTTCGGTGGCCCTGTTGGTATTGTCGATTTGACTGATGGTGTTGATAACAAGAAGTGGTGGTCTTTCCAAGAGAATGGCCCTCTAGGTAATGGTACACGAGCTATGGTACAGTTTGAAATGTATGCCGAAGGTTCTGGGCTACGTTTGAAGAACATTGGTGTTACAAATCATGTGCCCTACGAGACTAATGGCGACTACGATAATTCTGCTGATGATATGTTTAAGGTAGCTTAATGCTAGATTGGGGTTTTAGTATGAAAAAAGATGACAAAGATGCGCTTGCAATTACTATTATTGCTGTAATCCTAGTAATTGCACTTGTTGCTGTAGGCCCACTTATTACGCTGCTTGCACTAAACACTTTGTTTCCAACTCTGGCTATTCCTTACACGTTTGGTACTTGGTTGGCAACACTTTGGGTACTGATAGTAATTAACGGAAAGGTTAAAACAAAATGAAAATCACTATTCACGCAAAGTTTAATCAAGACCCCGATGGCTTTGATGGCGAACTAGTCTACAGTTGGGATAACATCGAAGACTTGACCGATGTGTCCCAGTTCTTGACTAATGGAGTTCAAGCATTGGGGTTCACCTATGTTCAAGATGTAGGTCTTGATAAAGGTAATGGCGATGTAGTCTGGGGTGGCTTCTAATGACAGAGAGTGGCAAAGGTAAAGTTCT